ATTGAAGCAGACCCTAAGCTAGACGGACTAATGAAGTACGAAGACTTTATGTTAGAGGAGATGGGCTTTGAAGTTGTACCGTTTTTGGAACCTATTGTCATTGACGACATCGCCTACTGCCATTACTTTACTTCAGGTGTTATGGGCAGGCCAGTTAGCTCTGCTAAGCTGATGCTGGCTAAGAAGTATATGAGCTGTGTGATGGGCCATGTACAAGATAGAGACATAGCCTATGCTCGTAAGGCAGACGGCACAAACCTACTAGGACTGTTCTCAGGTATCTACTATCAACACGATGAGGACTACTTAACTCCCCAGACTAACGGAAGCTGGGCTGGTATATGGATGTTGAACGAGGTAGCCAATGGCGGTTGTGATGAACTACCAGTCAGTATAAACTATCTAAGACAGAAGTACGGAGAAGAGGATGGCTCTAACCTATTACGATTTACTGGATAAGCTAAAGCTACTAGACGAACTAACACTCATAGAGATATTAGACATAAGCTCAGAAGAGTTAGTAAACGCCTTCAGCGAGAAAGCTAACGATAAACTAGAACAATTGCAAGAGGAATTTAGACATGAGACTCAATGACGCAACACCAGCACAGTGGGATGCCTTGAGAAAGAAAGCACCCGCTATTGAGAAGACAGGACTAGAGGCATGGATGCAGGCAGCTCACGAAGAAGCTGAAGAGATTATGGACAATGTTAACAGACCCACCCACTACAACACTGGCAACATAGAGTGTATTGAAGCTATTGAAGAGTCTATGTCTTCAGTGGCGTTCAAAGGCTACCTCAAGGGCAACTGCATGAAGTATTTGTGGCGCTATGACTACAAAGGCAAGCAGGTAGAAGACCTACAGAAAGCAGGTTGGTACTTAAACAAGCTAACAGCAATGGTGACAGAGGAGAACACATAATGGATCAGTACCAACAGTTTATACACAAGAGCCGCTACGCACGTTGGCTGCCTGAACAGAAGCGCAGAGAGACCTGGGCAGAGACAGTGAACCGCTATGTCGCCTTCTGGGTTGACAGAGGCCAGCTAGATCAGAAGACTAGTGCTGAGATGTTTGACGCTATACACAACATGGAAGTTATGCCTAGCATGCGCTGTATGATGACAGCAGGAGATGCACTGGCAAAGGATAACGTAGCTGGATTTAATTGTAGTTACTTAGCCATTGACTCACCACGTAGCTTTGACGAGCTAATGTACGTGCTGATGTGTGGTACAGGTGTAGGCTTCAGCGTAGAGCGTAACTTCATTAACAAGCTACCAGAGGTTGCAGAGACCTTCCACAAGACTGACAGTGTTATTGTTGTTAGTGACAGCAAGATAGGCTGGGCCTCTGCATTCCGTGAGCTGATTGCTATGCTGTATGCTGGTAAGATACCTACGTGGGACATAAGCCGCATACGACCAGCAGGAGCTAGACTCAAGACCTTTGGCGGTAGAGCTTCAGGGCCAGAGCCTTTGATTGATCTGTTCAACTTCTGTGTAGAGATATTCCAGAAGGCAGCAGGACGTAAGCTAACCTCTATTGAGTGCCACGATGTAGTGTGTAAGATAGCTGACATTGTAGTAGTAGGTGGTGTGCGTAGATCAGCTCTAATCAGCCTCTCTAACCTGTCTGATCCACGTATGGCGAAGGCTAAGTCAGGTGACTGGTGGAGGCATGAAGGCCACCGTAGGCTTGCTAACAACAGCGTAGCGTACACTGAGAAGCCAGACTTTGAATCCTTCTTAGGCGAGATGCAGAACATGTACGAGAGTAAGGCGGGTGAGCGTGGAATCTTTAGCCGTATAGCAGCTCAGAAGATTGCAGCACGTAACGGTAGACGTGACCCTGACCAGGACTTTGGCACTAACCCATGCTCAGAGATCATCCTGCGTAGTAACCAGTTCTGTAACCTGTCAGAGATTGTAGTGCGTCCTGATGACACACTGGCTAGTCTCAAGAGTAAGGCAGAGATGGCTGCTATCATTGGTACACTACAGGCTACCTTGACAGACTTCAGATACCTGCGTAACTGCTGGAAGAAGAACACTGAAGAGGAAGCACTACTGGGTGTCAGCATGACAGGCATCATGGATCACTACCTGCTGAGTAAGGGAGAGTCTAAGGACTTAGGCAAGTGGCTGGAGGAAGTACGAGATGTTGCTGTGGATACAAATAAGAAGTGGGCTGAGAAGCTTGGCATTAACCAGTCTGCGGCTATTACGTGCGTTAAGCCTAGCGGCACTGTATCTCAACTTGTTGATAGTGCTAGTGGTATCCATCCTCGCTTCTCTAAGCATTACATTCGCAGAGTACGTAGCGACAACAAAGACCCGCTTGCAGTCTTCATGGGACAGTCAGGATTCCCCGTAGAGCAGGATGTCATGTCACCCTCGTCAGCAGTCTTTAGCTTCCCTGTGAAGGCTCCAGAGTCCTCTGTGACGGTTAAACAGGTGGGTGCTATGCAGCAGCTAGAACTTTGGAAAGCATATCAGAACCACTGGTGCGAACATAAACCAAGCATCACTGTTTATTACACTGATAACGAGTTCTTGCAAGTAGCACAGTGGATATGGGAGAACTTTGACTTGTGTAGTGGGATTAGTTTGTTGCCATATAGTGACCATGTATATCAACAAGCTCCTTATGAGGACATCGACGCTGAGAAGTATGATGAGTTAGTAGCAGCAATGCCAGTGGGTGTGGATTGGAATGACCTAGAGAAGTACGAGGAAGAGGATAACACGACAGGAAGTCAAGAGTTAGCATGTGTAGGTGGGGCATGTGAGATAGTGTAGACTCTGGAGGTACTAAAAAGCCCTGTGTAGATGACTGCACAGGGCTTTTTGTTTTACTCTCCAGTGGTTCTTTCCATAACAGCGTTAAACAGGACACGACCAGTTCTAACTTTATTAGGGTCTTGTAATGCTTGTAGCTGCTTTTGAGTTATGTTGTTACTAAGTAATATCTTCATAAGCTCTTCGTTTTTAAAGGCTTCTTTCATTATAGCCTTGCTCTGGTCTACTGACAATCTTCTAACACCTTCTGTAGCTCCTCTGGAAACAGCACCAGAGAGTACAATAGACTGTGACCCCATAAGAGCGTTTACGGCTCGCATAGCCCCGTACTTAGAAAGAAACTCTAAAGCTATTGTATTAAAATTACTAGGGTTTTTCCCTGTAGCAGCAGCGGAAGCTATATCTCTTGAAATGGCAGACGTATAAGCATGCAATCTTCTTAAATTGTTTACTTCTGTTTTACTAAGAAATAAACCTCCGTCTTTACCCATCAAAGGGCCTAGTTTAATGAGTATTTCACCAAAAGAAACAGGCTGAAGAACTTGCTGTTTACCTGCACCAGCTATTTGCAGATCAACTATCTTTAAAGACTCAGCAGCTATCTTGTTAGATATAGCTGTTCTAAACTCTTCTACAGCTACTTTGTTTTTACCTATTAAACGCTTAAACCTAGCAGCAGTTTGAGAAGGATTAGCACTGTTTAGTATTGTTTTAATTACTGTGTCTGGGTTAGCACCAGCTATGGTAGCAAACTCATCAAGCCTTTTTGCCTCTTGCGCTTTTAAAGCATTCTGTACAACCACTCCTTGAGCTTTAGCTTTCTTTTTAGCGTCTTTTATAATGTTACCCAACTCTGGAAACTTTCTAATCCAGTCTCGGTGGTTAGCCTTGCACAAGTCGTAAGTAGCTAAGTCTTCAGGGTCTACTTCCTTTGAGAACTTGTTTAGCAGATACTGCTCTGCGTTCTTGAGCGCTGCTGATTTAGCTTCTGGCGTTACAGTAGTTACATTAAACACGTTTTCTAGTTCACTAGCAGCTACAGCAATATCTTCCTGATCTTTAGTAGTTTTTCCTAGTAGTTTCCCTAGCTTCTTTTCTTGAGGCGCTTTTCGGACAGCAGGTATTAAGGGGCTTCTAGTTAAAGTATCGTGTTTCTTTTTAGTGAAAGCATTAGCATCTAAATAAACTTCTCTCAAAGCAGGGTCTACACCGTCAGCCCCTCTGGTTAAATTATCCAAAACAGCTTGCTGTAGTTTTATAAGCACTCCTTGGTCATACTGTAGTGCTGGTTCAGTAGCTTTGTTAGCGTTTCTACTCATGGCAGATAGCTTACTTCTAAGCTCCGTTAAAACTATAGGAGCTTCCTCGCCTAAAAGAACTACACTAGGACGAGGAGTAGGTTTACCTTTAGACCCTTCTACAACTTGCCAGCCTTGGCTTGTTCTTTTTATTTTCCTGCCTAGTATTTCCTCAATAATTTCTTTAGGCAATGTAGTTTGTTTAGTTGTTTCTGACAGTATACGAGCAACGTCTTGCTTTAAAGTAGCTGTAGGCACTAAAACAGTGTCGTTAATAGTACCCCACAAACGCTGTTCCTGCGTTGTAATATCTGCGAGCATCTCATCAAAAACTTTAGTAAACTCTTTTGAAGCAGCCACAGGATCGTTCTCGTAGGCTCTATTAATAATAGCTAGTTTGTCTTGAGCAGCTGCCACTCTATCGTCTACTTGTCTTGTTAAATCATCCTGTATTTTAGGCATTAATTCTTTAAAAGCAGGCCAGTTAAACTCTCCAGTAGAAGGATTCATCAAATCGTTAAACTCTTTAGCCAAAGAAGCCTGAGCAAAGTCTATTCCTTCTTTAACGTCAGCAGCAAAAACATTGTCTTCAGCAGCTAACGATCTTTGCAGAGTAAATATCCCAGGATCATCTATCTTCTGCGCTATAGACAATACAGTTTCTCCTCTAGCAGCAGCTTCTAATGTT